GATTTTAAGTTTTAGCTCTTTTGCTTGCTTGTCATACTCAGCATTAGCATTATCTACAAGCTTCTGCACTTTCGCTTCATATTCTGCATCATAAGACTTCATTTTCTTGTCAACGGAGTCATTGACCATTCCTGAGATAGAGTCTGCTAAAGTTCTAGCAACTTCACCGAAACCGATGCTGACAAGTTTGATGCTCATAGGATTAAACTTGTATTTAGTGATCTTTTTTCGCAAATCGACATCGTAGCCCTCGTGGAAGATGCTCACGATATCAAACATGTGTACTGGTTGATCTGCCTGGCCTACAACATCAATCTCAAGGCTTTCTTCGATCATGTCACACAGAGTTTCACGGAAATAGCGCTTGCCGTATTCCTCAAGTGTTTTTTGATCCACTACATCCTGATCTTGTACTTCCATATCTGCTTCGTAGATATGCTTGTATTTATTAATCAGTTGGCTATCAATGGTCACGGTTAGGATCTGATCTTTCTTTCCTTCCTCATGCGCTTCGATGACCTTTTTAAAATGGATCCGTGTTTTCAACTCTTTAGTGGATTTCGATTCTTGAAACGACTTCATGTTTTTCTTGTAGGCAAACAATGATTCGTTTTCGATTCCACCATTTTCTAGCAATCGGACACTGTACTTATCCCGGACAAGATCTCCACCCCACTGCCCAACGATGGAATGCTTGTCTTTGGCCAAGGCTTCCATCGCTGAGATATCTTTAAGATTGAGGGTGTGTTTTGACATCACATCGGAAAAAAATGTGAATGGTGTTTCTCGTTTAAATCCGGCAACAAGCGCATTCATCACAGTTGCTCCATTCACTCGATCGACATTGATCTTGTTGATGGAATATCCATTAAGTAATGTTGCTACTTGATTGGCATATACAGTGACATATCCGTGTTGCTTTTCGACTTCGAAGATACTAAAGTACTGTTCTCCGTGCAAGTCATCAGCAACTAATTCTGTTTCTGGGGTTAACAATGCCCATTTGGGGTCTGAGGTTGGAAATTTAAAGGTAAGTTGATAGGTGCTGTTAGCTTCCTGGACAATTTCAGAGCTAAATGCTTCATTAAGAGGGAAGTTACCCTCTTGCAGATAGATCATACTTTATACCTCCAATTTCCTTTTATTGTGACTTTTGAGACGGTACCTGAAACTGCAATACCAGACATTCCTGGAGCAATTTCGAAGAAACCACCTCTTTTTCTCAATGTATTTTTCAGATTTCCATTTTTGTCATAGACATTTTGTTTTTTATGACGGCAGTCAATTGTTGCTTTTGTATCAATCGTGAGTTGCATGGTTTGCTTCCCGATAGTGAGAGATACATCTCCATTGCCTTCAATTGTGATAACTGGTTCAGAATATACCGTTCCTGGATTGTTTACTGTGCCGTTACCTGTCAAAGTGACTACGGCATCATTATTTAAGTAGCGGAATGGATGCATCTTTAACTTGATTTCTAAAGTCCACGCATGCAAACCATTTTGCTTAAATGATGCGCTTTGAAAATCGGCATAAAAAATAGAGCCTGGTCGGTGACTAAACTCTATTTTATTTTCTTCCGGCTTGAACTGATTTACAATCATTTCAATTTCACTTGTTTTGACAACGTAGAAGCTTACTGTCTTATCGTACCCGTCATAAGCTCCATCATAAAGATTGTAATCTCCGTTAGCTCCGTAAATTGTATTTGATTCGACCCTTGGTGTGGCCGTCTGGTCTTCTCCGAAATCCGTCACATAGCAGTTTGGGATTGATCCAGTGTCAAATCCATTTATAATCATGTTAAACATTAGATTCCCTCCCTAGCCATGATTTTAGAATATCTTTGATAGCTGTTTTGTGCTAAAACATCACCGTCCAGATAGGTTTCTGACGGTTTTTCAAGGATAGCAGTAAGGATCTTTTCTAAACTTGCTCTCAGAATTGCGATCTCATCAACGATATTTTCACCAGTGTAGCTGTTTCCTGTGGATGTTTCTTTAAATAAAAATTGCTGGCTTGCATTTTTCATTTCTCGCAAGAATTTGGCATCTTCCGGAATTCCGACCCCTGTTGCATATCTTGGGAAGCCAAGATTTTTCATCAGTCGCTTAGTTCTATCAGCTCGCAATACTTTTGATCCACGAGGCAGGTTGAGGACAACATCCCGTCCATCTGGTATAAACGAGCTTCCATCTGGTAAAGTTACCATTTCTTTATAGACCGCATTCCGCTGGTCATTGACCATTGCGAGTCCACCTTCGTGGAAGTTAGTACCTTTTTCGTGTCTTGATCCAAAAACACGGGAGAATGAGTTAACTACTTTATTTACTACTTCTGTAGCTGTGATAGTCGTGTGGTGACTTGTTGGGATGCCATTGATAGCATTGGTAGCACTGTTCGCAGCATTAACCGCACTAGTGCTATCGCCTGTTATAGGCTTAGTTGGGCTTGGTGTAGCGTTCCAAGCGTTTTGATTTTCGACAGCTTGTTTTGCTGCAGTAATAGCACCCGTTGGATCACCTAACTGTTTCTTGACTGGTGATGGAGTATTATTCCACTCTAGCTGTTTGGCAATTGCTTGGCCAGCTGCATTAGTTGCATTATTTGGATCAGCAGTGATTTGTTTCGTAGGTACAGCAAATCCGTTATACAATCCTAAAGCGCCCATTGCTTGGTTAGTTCCAAGTGTCACACCGTCTGGTGTTGCGATCAGATCAGTCTTGTGGTCGGTAGGTAGTGTTAAAATACCAGACACCGCACTAGCAATAGCACTCTTGGTCTTATCTTCTGCATCTAAATTGACTACGTGAGCCATACCAGTTAAAGAGTCAACTGCAAGCCGTACACGTTCAGCCTTATCGCTAGCAGCGTCCTTTAAGATCAGTTCTTTCTGCTCTGGTGTGAGTGTGTTCCAGCGTTCAATGATCGCAGTAGCACGTTCACCAGATGATAAGAAGTCAGTATTCTTCATTAAGAGTTCTTTAACTTCCGCTGGCATAGCATTGTATTGTTCTAACAATGTTTTATTATCAAGGATGGCTTGCATACCTTGATTGTTGCCGACCACAAGTTCTTTTTCTTGTGGGGTTAAACTATCCCACTTACCAACCTCAACCAGCGCTTGTCCGATCGTCATCTTAGCGTTAGTCTCAAGGTTTGCGTGCTTGAGGATAAACTGCATATTCTCCCAGCCATTTTCGGCTTGGAGTGCTTTAGTTACTTCCTCTTGTGCATTGGTTTTGACTTGCCCAGTCTTAGGATCAAATACCAATCCATTCCATAGGTTGTTAGCATCTTTGGTCTCTTGCGACATATTTTGTACGCTTTTAGCGACCATACCAGATGAACGACCTACGATGTCAGCAAATTGGTCTGCCTTGGCCATCATCTTGTCATAATCAAGTCCAAGCTCTGCCCAATCCTTGCGCATCTGGTCAAAGTACATCTTACGTTGTTCATCGTTACCGAAGTTAAGAGGTACTTTCTTACTCCACTCTTTTTGAAGTTCTGCATACTCACGGCCATAAGCTTCCATTTTGGTCTTGTGTTGGGCATTTAATTTTTCCATTTCCTTATTGTATTCGGACTGGCTATAAATTCCCTTTTCGTGAGCATCTTTCAATGCAGTCACTTGCTCATCGTAGAGTTTCTGTTCCTCTTTGAGCCATTTAGCTACGACTCCTGTACCTTTACGTAACTGCGTTTCATTCAGATCACTGATCTGGCCATTCATGGCTTTCACAATTGCGGTACGTTCATCGGCAGAATACTTCTGCAATGACAATTGCTTATCAATAAATTGATTTTCGTAGTCAGAAATAATCGCTTGTTCTTCGCGAGTAATCTTTCTGTGTTGGTCAGATGCATTTTGATAAATCTGTACAATCTCATCTGTCATCGACTGGATGTTTTTCTTTTGCTGTTCTGCTTGCGCTACAGCACGTTTTTGGATTGTTTCATTCGCACCAACCTTTTCAAGCCCTTTAAGAGTTTTCTCAAGGTCTTTGTCAATCGCTTTCTGGATATCATCGGCAAGCCCTTGCACACTCTTACGTACATTTTCAACCGCTTGTGCGCCACCTTGCCCAAAGCCTACGGTAGCTTGATGCACTTCATCGACTTTGGATTTTAACCGTGATAATTCTTGGTCTTGTAGCTTGCTTACGCTTGTACCCCACGTTTGAGTGCGTTCGTTTGCGTCTGCCATTTCTTTTGCTACTGTAGCAATCACACCAACAGCAACACCGCCTATTAGGACTCCCCAGGTGACAGGGTTCCCAAGCAGTGCGATCCCTTTTGCTAATAGACCAGTAGAAGCTACTGCACCTTCTGCAGCAGTGCTAGTTGCAGTGATTCCGGTTGTTGCAGTTTTAAATGCAGAAGAAAGACTGCTACCTTGTTTAAATAGTTGGAATGTCTTGCCTAATACAGAAAGCCCACCACCGACTTTACCAATACCTTGAGTGAGGAAGCCGATACCTTTAGTGATTCCTCCGATAACTCCGATACCTTTGCCAAGGATTGATAAGGCTGGACCTGCGCCTGCTGCAAGCAATCCCCATTTAATGATATTTTGCTGTTGAGACTCGCTCATTTCACTAAAAGCCTTGGCCATGTCAGCCAGTTTTGAAATCCATGGTTTCACAGCCTGCAAACCTGAATTCATAGCTTTTAACAATGGACCACCAAATTCAATTGCCAGATCAGTCACCTGGTTCTTAAAGATCTTCAACTGGGATTCT